GTTCGAGGAAGCCAAACCGGCCCTAATGAATTGGGCGCTGGAGTGGAAACGCGATCAGATCATACAGGCGATGGGTGCGATTGAGGCTTCCGGCACGTATTACAACTACGGTGGAAGCGTTGGCGCTTACGGGTCATCGGCTGCCACTGCGGCTGCGTTTGATACTTGGAACACCAACAATCAGGATCGCATCCTGTACGGTGCTGCAAAGTCGAACCTGTCTGCTGGAAACCATACCTCTTCTTTGGCGAATATCGACACGACCAACGATAAGTTGACCGCGTCACGTATTTTGCTGATGAAGCGTATGGCGGAAAGCGCCAATCCTTTGATCCGCCCGATCATGGTGAAAGGCGATGAGCCGTGGTACGTGTTCTTCTGTGATCAGTTTGGTTTCCGAGATCTTCAGGCGGACACCACGATTGCGCAAGCTAACCGCGAGGCCCGCCCCCGTGAAGTAATGGATAACCCGATCTTCACTGGTGGTGACCTTCTGTATAGCGGCGTCATCATCAAGAAGGTTCCGGATATCGCCAAGTTCATTGATGGCGATAGCTCTGGTTCACCTTGGGATGGCGTTTGGGGCGCGAATGCGGGCGCTGATAGCTTGGCTACCGGTGGTAATAGCTCTTCCCGCGTTGGTATCGGCTTTTTCTGTGGCGCTCAGGCTGTTGGCTTTGGTATTGGCCGACTGGCCTCGTTCAAGCGCCGTAAAGAAGACGACTACGAACACCAGAATGGTGTTGGTATCACGATGAAGCACGATATCAAGAAAATTTTCTACAACAATAAGCAGCACGGCATGTTGACCCATTTCTACAGCGCCGCTGTTGATAGCTAATAGGAGGTTGACATGGCAACAGCTACTCAAAGACGAGCACATTCCGGTGTTGCGGTTGGTAAAGGTGAGGCGTACCAGGCTAAAAACTTGTGCGCGACCATCGAGCTTGCCGCTTCAGCATCCGGCACTACCATTGATTTTGGTTATGTTCCCTCGAACGCCCGAATCCTTGGTTGCAGCCGTGTGTACTGGGATGATCTGGCGACCTCTGGCTCTCCCACTCTTGACCTTGGCTTCATCGCGGTTGATAGCAATATCACCTCCGACGATGATTGCCTGAATGACGGCCTGGCCTTGTCCTCGGTGTCTACTGCAAACGTAGGCGCTGTGGTGGTTAAGGACATTGCCAACTTCGGCAAAAAGGCGTGGGAGTATGTTAATGGTCAGACGACCGATCCGAATGGCAGCCTGAAGGTTCAAGGCGTGGTGCGCGATGCGGCCACGACCGCGACCGGAACGGTTACTTTGGATCTTTACTACACGCTTGACTAACCAAAATGGGGCGGTGTAAACAGCCGCCCCTTTCTTTTGGGGGCTAATTGAAAAAGGTTGCGATTGTTGGCGGTTCGCCGAGTTGGGTTGATGCTCCATTCTCCGATGAGACGTTTGAAATCTGGGTTCACGGTAATCAGATTGACCGTTACCGGGACAAACGAATAACCAGAATATTCGAGATACACGATGACCTTTCGGAACATCCTCCAGAATACCCTGAGTTTTTAGCGAACCTTGGGATACCGCTCGTTGTGGGCGAGAAATTCCCCATCAAGGCTCCTCATATCAGATTTTTCCCATACGGAGCCGAGGCATTAAAAGGGTTTTTAACTAGCACCCCGGCTTACATGATGGCTATGGCCCTCATAGGGGACTATGAACAAATTTCAATCTATGGCGTGGATATGGCTGTAGATAATCACGAGTACTTCATGCAACAGCCCTGTATGTCCGCCTGGATTGGATATGCAATGGGTAAAGGGATTGAAGTAGTTATCCATCCATCTTCCCCTTTGATGAAAAGCGATTACATCGAGGGCAGAGATTACCGCTTCAACAAAGAGAAAGCGAAAAACGAATTCCTTGAGATGGCGAATCAGCATGAGGCGAAAATGGCCGAGTGTGATGAGCAGATGCGCCAGCTCGAACTAAAGAAAGCCGCGCACAGTGGCGCAAAACAAGTCTATGAACGCTTGGACAAGGTTGATAGGGCTAGGCGTTCAGGGCAAAACATTTCATTAACTCAATCAGCGGTGATCAAATGAGCGATAAGGCAGTGAAGTTTAAGTTCATCAAGAAGGTAGATGGAGAGGTTGCAGGGTATCAGGGCAAAACCCACAAAACTGGTGATGTTGTGGAATTCACTGGACCTTTTATAGAAAAGGCAAAGAAGAACCCGAACTATGAGTTGGTTCAGGAAGTGGCCAAAGAAACCCTGACGGTGAAGAATGCCAAGTAAGGCCGAACTCCGGGACCAAGTCCTGGAGTATCTTGGTAAAAAGGTCATAGGTCAGGCTGCTTCCTATAATCAGCAGACCGATATAGAGCAGGCGATTGATGAAACATATGCCGATTTAAAGGCAGATCGCCTGCTTACCTTCTCGACAACCGGCGATGTTCCGGACGACGTCACCCCGCATATCAAGCTCCTGGTTGCTTTAAAGCGCTGTTCTGGTATTTCCGATGAACGCTATATGCGTTTGGTTGGAGAGGCAGGCGAGCATGGGTGGAAGGCGAAGCGGGAGATTCGGCGAATAGTCGCCCCTAATTATGAGCCGACCGACGAGGCGACTAATTTCTGATGAAAATGATTGCGGTGCCGATCAACGTTACCGGCCCTTCCTCCGAATCACGCTCAAAGTTCCTCTCCAACCAGAAAACCCTGAACCTCTATCCTGAGGTTATAGGAAAGAACTTTGTTCTTAACTCTTTCCCCGGCCTTGCGTCATTCTCGACGGGGAATGGACCGTGCCGTGGTGCTTTCGAGCATTTAGAAGTCTTGTATCAGGTATCCGGGGAGAATCTGTATTCCATCGATACCTCTGGCGCTAGAACAAATTTGGGTTCGATTCCAGGTTCCGCGAAGTGCATATTTGACGGTATTGGCGAGAGCGTCATTATCGTCACCGAAGGCAATGTCTACGAGTGGAATGGAACAACCCTTACTGAGATAACCGACGCAGATCTTGAGAGCCCGAATTCCTGCGCCCATCTAAATAATCAGATTCTTTATGATGGGGATGGTGGGCGGTTTGTAACCTCAAACGTTGGGGCTGCTGGGACAATTTCAGGGCTGAACTACGGGACAGCTGAATCTTATGCTGATGACCTGGTTCGCGTCTTTGTATACGACAAACTCGCTTGGATGATGGGCGATAAAACTCTGGAGCCGTGGGAAAGCACGGGGACCGGAAATCCTCCGTTCTCCCCGATCCTGGGGGCGATCATTCAGGTAGGTTTGGCGGCTCTTCATTCGGTTGCAAAGAACGACAACGGGTTTTATTTCCTGGGTGATGACCGGAGAATTTATTTCCTCCAGGGCGCTCAAGAGCAAAACGTTACACCGATAAATGTCGCCAACGTAATCGAAGGGTTTGCGACCATCGATGACGCTGAAGGGAATACTTTCCAGTTCCAAGGACAGAATTTCTACGTTATTACCTTCCCAGCAGAGGGCAGAACCTTCTGTTTTAACGAGAGCGTTGGTATTGAAAACGGATGGTTTGATCTTTCCTCAGGGACTTCCGAAACAGAACGCTACATTGCGTCCTCATTCATCTACTTCAACCGTAAAAACTACGTCACAGACGCCACTAACGGCAATATTTACGAGCTGGACAAGGATACGTTTGATGAATTCGGCGAGGAAATCTTAAGAATCAGAGAAACAGGGACTTTTTCGGGTGAATCGATTGGGAAACCGGGGAAGGAAATAACCTTAAATCGACTTGAGCTTATCATGGAAACCGGGGTCGGGACGTCTTCGCAAGATGAAGACGATGAAGGGCCGTTTGTGATGATGCAATTTTCCGATGACGGCGGGCGTACCTGGTCTACAGAGGACTGGGCAAACGTTGGAAGAGCTGGAGACTCCATCTGGAAGGTTGAGTGGCACGATCAGGGCTCGTTTTTACGTCGGATCTTCCGCTTCAAAATGTCAGATCCCGTTTACTGGTGCATTCACAGTGCGGCCGCAGATATCGAAGTTGGACTTTAAGGCCCGCTTCGTTACTTCCTTCCGGGATATTGAAATTGTTCTTCATGACCCGAGCATTATTAAGTGTCTCGGTAGCAAAGTTGATCTAGAGACACTGCCAGACATGACTCATATCGGGTGTTATGTCGATAACAAGATCGTTTCACTTCTCTGTGTCGAGAAGAGCAAGAAATCCCACTTTCATTGTTTAAAACCCTATCGACGGTGGGCGGTAGAGATTGCCCGCGAGTCATTAAAGCTCGCTCCTCCTGATATTTATTTTCGAGTTTCCAGTAAAGCAATTGAAAACTTCGGCAAGAAGGTAGGCTTTGTATGAGCATTAACGGATTTGATTTAACCGGCAAAGACATGCACAAAGGGCTGACCGGGCAAACGGCGGCTGAAACATCTGAGAGGGCGGCCGAGCTTCAGTATCAAGCATCGCAGGATGCTATCAAGGCGCAAAAACAGTTTCTTAAGACAATCAGAAACGATCTTGAGCCTTATCGCGAGTTTGGTAGCAATCAGCTACTCAACTTAAACCAACAGCTTGGCGGTTTTGAGCAGTATGTTTCCGGCATGGATAACCGGATTGGGGCTTTAGATAAATTTATCAGCGATCCGAATGCCCAATTTAAATTCGTAAAGAACAATCCTTTTTATGCCGCTCTGGCGAATGATTCCCAGAATCGGCTGATGAATCTTCAGGCCGCAAGGGGGAAATTGGGAACAGGGGACACTCCAGTTGAACTTCAAAACCAACTTTTGTTGTTGGGGAATAACCTGGTTCAGCAGGCCATTGGTAATCGTCAACAGTCGCTTGGGAATTACTTCAATGCTGGAAATTTAAGACAGAACTCCATAACGAACCGCCAGAACGCCGCCACTATTGGCCAAAACGCAGCGGCCATGACTGGTACTGCGACCCAGGGCGCCGGGAATGCGATAACAGACCTCATGACCGGCGGCGCAAACGCCAGGGCGTCCGGTTTAGTCGGGGCTGGGAATGCTTTAACTCAAGGCACTAACAATATGGCACAGGGCGCATTAACCGCCCTCGGAATATTCCTCTCTGATAGACGCTTTAAGACTGATCTTGAGCAGGTTGGTGTTTTGGATAACGGAATTCCTGTTTACAGCTTCCGGTATATATTCGGCCCTGAGCGTGTAGTCGGTGTCATGGCTCAGGATGTGGAGCCGGTTGTGCCTGGTGCTGTTCTTGACGTGTTTGGCGTGAAGTTTGTGGATTACACAGAACTGGAGAGACATTCGACGTATGCCCATTAACCCGCTTATAGCGTTACAGACTCAAACGCCTGATTTAGGGCAGACCGTTGGCAACGCGTTAACTAACGCGGCGAATATAAATGCTATTCGCGAGAACCGCCAGACAGCGGGCCTGAGAAAACAGGCCGCACTAACGGAAGCGGACCAGGCACGCCTCAAGTCAATGGCGATCACTGCCGGGCAAATCATCCCGACTCTGGAAGCCAATGATATCGAAGGAACCCGAGGCATATTAACCAGCCGTAGAGACCAATTTAAGAAATTGGGACTTGATACCCGAGATATCGATCAGGGGTTGGTGATGCTGGACCAAGATCCGGTGATGCTAAAGGCGGTGGCGAATAATGCCATTCAAATGGTGAATATGTTCGACAAAACCGGCAAGCCTGCCGGGCTTGTTGAGTTTGAGTCGATGACAAAGGGCCTCAAGCCAGAAGAGCAAGATAAAGCCCGGAGAATAGCCCTTGGCCTTGATCCTCGGGCGGTTGGATCTTCTGTAATCACAACCGCTACGACTGATGGGCTGACGGATAAAGTCACAAACTCTGAATCAAGAATTGCCGGGGGGAAAGCCGGGGCTGCCGAAAGGGCGGAACTTGATGCACAGCTAGAGAAACTTCCCAGTGTGAAAGCGGCGGTAACAGCGGCGCAGGAGCGCGTGAAACTTGAAGTTGAGGCGGAAGGCGTTGCCAAGAAAAACGCTATTGCACTGGATACCTATGAAAAGGCAATGGCTGGGCTTACTTCGGCACTCTCTGAAACCAAGACAGGTCCAGTTGAAGGCAGGCTTCCGGCCGTAACCGCCGATCAGCAAATTGCTGAAGGCGCGGTTACAGCTGCGGCCCCTGTTTTGAAGTCTATATTTAGACTCTCAGGTGAAGGCACGTTTACAGATCAGGACCAGAAACTGTTGCTGGATATGGTGCCAACTAGGAAGGATCACCCTGAGGCAATACAGGCCAAGATGCGGAATATTGACGCCATCGTTCGATCAAAGCTGGGCGCTGGTCCTAAACCAGCCGCGCAACCTGATGCGAACCAGCAGCAACCGGCTGAAGGCGCACAGAAGGTTGGCCGCTTTACCGTGACGGTGAGAAAGTAATGCCAATCTATCAAGTATTAGACCCTGAAACCGGCACAGAGCTTGAATTAGAAGGCGACTCACCGCCGACAGAGCAGGAATTGGAGGAAATATTCAGCTCTTTGCCTAAGCCTAAATCAGGCTTACAAAAATACGTAACCGATCCAATCAATGAGGCTGTTTCCGCCGTTAATCGCGGTGTAGTCGATACCGTTGATTTTCTTGCAAGCCCTTTGACCTATGCAATAGGTGCGGCTAAAGAAGGAACGCTAAATCCCACAAGCGGACCCACCTTGCGCGGCGCCTTAAAAGATACTCCGCTGAGCGTTGAGGGCGGGTACATGGATGAAGGGCTTGCTAGAGACGTAATCCGCACGGCGGGCGGTGTTGTGGCCCCCGGTGTCGCTGGTGGTCAGGCATTACGCCAAGTAGCACAACAGCTTCCCTCTCTCGCTGCGAGAAGCGAAGGGGTTTTGCCTGGTGTGATTCGCCAAGTTGGGCAATCAACTGCCGCTCAAGATGCTGCATTATCGGCAGCATCAGGAGCCGGTTCCGCAGTTGGTGGCGAAGCCGGTGAAATGATTGGCGGTGAGACAGGGAGGCAGGTTGGAACAATGGCAGGGGCTATATTGGCTCCAGCTTCATTGGCTGTCACTGCGAGCAAGCTTGCCCCGGCAAAAGGCGCCATCCAAAGTGAATCCGGTGAAATAACGCCAGATTCAATGGCCAAGATCCAACAACTATTTACCTCTGGCGCTGACGAAGCCACCGTAAACCAGCGGATAGCGGCAGAATTAACAAATAGCGGTGTTTTGACACCTGAGCAGGCATCCAGATTTAATTTATTTACTAGTCGAGGAATCAGGCCGACACGCGCCGATGTAACACAGAATACTTCGGACTTCCGAGAATTACAGGACGCTGTTAAAAAGTCCGGTCCTGTTGCTCAAGCCGTGGCAGAGCAGGATGAACAGTTATTTAAACTTGTTCGCGATGGGGTTGAAAACATAGGACCATCTTCCTCAAATATTGTTGAAACGAACAACAGGGTTTTTTCTGCGGTAGATAAAACCGTAACTGATTTAGATAACAAAGTTTTCGAAGCATATAGCGCGGCCAGGGAGGTTGCAAAAGGTCAACCGAGAGTCACGTTAGAAAATACTCTTAAGACTTTGAACGATAGCCGTGGATCAGAAAACATTACTGGCGGTGTTATTTCCGCTATGCGAGGAATATTAAAGAACAAGGGGCTTTTGAGGGCTGGCGAAAACATTGATATAAATAAACGTGGCGCAAGAACTGGCGCCGATCAGACAAGAAAGCTAACTGTTACTGAAGCTGAAGAAATCAGGCAATCCCTCAATCAACTTTTTGATAGCGCCACCCCGCAAGGGAAACGGGTTATTCGTGCCTTAAAAGACTCCATTGACGAAGATGTTGCAGCCGCTGTTGGCGATGACATTTTCAAAGAAGCCAGGCAGGCAAAGGTCAATTTTCACTCCAAGATAGAAAGAGGTCGGCGTAACAAATTCGACGCCACAAAAGGATCCTTTCTTGAAGACATTATTGATAACTCCATCCCAGAGGAAAAAATCGTACCACGGCTAATTTCTGGCCGGGATGATGATTTTATCGCCATGAAGCGCTTTTTAACTAAAGACGCTGGTCCCGAAGGGCTTCAAGCCTTCAACGATATAAAGGCCCAAGTATTGAGGGGCGCCTTAGATAAAGCTATCACTCAAGGTAAAACAGAGGGCGGGCAGGCGGTATTCAATGCCAATTCCTTCAAGCGCGAACTTGAAGGATTAAGGAAGACGAAGAAATGGGGTGAGCTGTTCAATAAGGATGAGCAGAAACTCATTGACGATATTATTGAGATTGGGCGCTTAAGAATCCCGCAAAGAGCTGTCGCTCAAGGCTCCGGCCCCTCTGCTGGTGCAATTCAAGAGGTTTCAAAGGAAATCAGGCGCGATATTGTAAAAGCTATTCCCCTAGTCGGAGAAAAGGCCCAAGCGCTTATAGACGCGCTGACTTCGTCAGGCGCCGCCAAACGGCAGCTAAATCCTTTAAAAGAAACATCTCAAGCGATTAATTATCAGGGCGGCAGGGTTTTTGACCAGGTTGTCACCCCGGCTTTGACAACTGCGATTCAAGACGCACAGCAACCGACGTCACCGCCCACCAACTTCTAAAAAGAATTCCTCTTTATCTATTGGAGAGCTAAATGGCTCATTATCCTATTGCTTTGACTGTGCCTCAGTATCATGTAAGCGGCGCGCCCGCGTCGGGGTATGTTCTGAAAGCTTATCAAGACGGCACCTCTACGCTGCTACAGATGGCAACTGACAATACCGGCGGCACGTTGGTAAATACGGTTACACTCAACTCGCAGGGATACCCAACCGTTTCAGGGAACGTGATCATCCCGCACGTTGACCAGGCATACAAACTCTCACTATATCCATCGCAGGCCGCAGCGGATGCAAACTCAGGTGCTGTGTGGACGATTGATAATTTGACGCCGTTTAACATCGTTGCCAATCTCGCTTTTAATGGCAATACAATTTCCTCAACGAACTCTAATGGAGATATCACGCTCGACCCGAACGGAAGCGGGTCTATTAATCTTAGTGCGGCCGTTGTTTGCTCTTCATCCATTACAGGCTCAACCATAGAGTTAACATCTACCCCGGACGTCACTGGGTATACCAAAGTAAGAACCACTTATTTGCATAATGATGGGGCAGACAGCACTGGATTCGACGTTGACGCAAACATTACAGAAGGCACCTTTGAATCAATAGGACCAACAGGCTCATCCGCGACAAATATATGGACCCCATTAGACTCCGCACCTTCTGGTGCCAGAGCTGCCATTCTGAAGTTAGAAATGACCTTTACTACTAGCGCCACATCGGGAGGTGGGATTAATCTCTACGGAAGAAGAACTGGGAGTTCAGCCGGGACAACAGAGTTAACCAATTTAGCTGGTTATGAGTATGAAGCCGCGGCAATTGGTGATGTGGTTGTGCTTCATTATTCGAATATAAAAGTACCTCTTGATTCGAGTCGAAGGATGGATTTAACTTGGGTAGCAACCGTAGATTCGGCAAGAGGTATTGAGATTAATTTACAGGGATTTGAAGTCTAATTTTGACAATTCCATATTTCTGTTGGGGTGTGGTTTAAATTCATTTGCTCGTCAAATTCGTTATAAAACAGAATGTGATGTATGAATTCGTGTTTCCAGTTATTAGCGAACTGAGCATTGATTTGAGTTATACCCATAAACGGGGTTTCATAATTAGCACAATAAACCGCGTTCCACCCGGTTTCGGTGGCGCATAAATCTTCAAGGTCTTCAGTTATTACAACTGGAGGCCCATCAAAAAACTCGAACCCGGAAATTCCTAGGGTGGTGAAGGCGTCAGCCACGCATTGCTGAGTTTCTTCATACCAAGTATCTAACTGATCAACATCTGGAGCGAATATGTTGTTGGTCTGTATTTGGATACCGCCAGGTGTCTCCATGTCGAAATCGAATGGATAAGATTCAAGCTTTGGTTCGGTTGGCTCTTCTGGTGGTGGGTCATCAGGGTCAGAGTTGTTTAGCGATGATCCAGAACCGCCTGACCCTCCTTTGCAGGCTGCAACCATGCAGGCCAGTATCGCGGCCTTAAGAATGTTTTTTTCCATAAAACTACTCTCTGTTCCTTACAGAGAGTATGACGTATCTATTGTAATTTTCAACACGGAGTTCATTAAATGGGCCATAAAAACGCCATTATTAGTTTGGTAAAAGAGGCTTTGGACGCAAAAAAGAAGTATGCGGAGCTACAAAGCGCAGTCTTTGATGAGATAAACAAAAATTATAAAGTCGGAGACCTGGAAATTATTCCTACCGATATTCCATCCAATGACCCAGAAAAGAGAATAGGTATTAAAGTAGAGAAGAAAGGGAAAAATCCACAGGATTGTAGCTTTGTTCTGGTTAAGACCTGACCACTTTTAAAGCTCCTTTATGGACTTTATCCGATTTTTTGATTTAAAAGCAGGGCAGGCCATTGATAGGTGGCGAAGTGGCATTATTCGTTCGCTCAATGCTCTTTCTTCGCGGCATCACAAACTTGATACCGTTGCCGATCTTACCAATGCCCCTTCCGATTACCGGCTTTCTGTTGGCGAAACCGCCAAAATCTCCATAAGCGCTGCCAGCACTCCGCTTAATATTGCGTGTGAGGATGGGGTTTATGAGATTCGAATAGCGTTCGATCACATGTCTTTTGCGGCTGATTCTGATTTTTATATCCAAGCAAATAATACTGAGGATATTGGCGGATATAATCGGTGCGACCTTAGAGCGTCCACAACCTTTGCCACAGATGAGGTTGATGTTGTTGATAGTAATGGTAACGGGCATTTTGATACAGCCGCGATGCGGTATCAGCACATTACTGGCACGATCACCATAATTGGGGCGGTATCGTTTGGTAATTGCATAGCCTTTGGCGTTACTTTGGCCGGTTCGCGCCATACGGCGATTGTAGGCACCCGCTGGGATACCGCGACCCACACTTCCCTTGGAACCATTGTCTTGAGCGAAGCTGCCACCGGTATCTGCTACGTGAAACGGATTGCCTAAGCCATATATATAGCGTCGGGCATTTCCGAATCTACCGCGTAAGTCATTGAATGTTATATGATGCGTTCTGCTGTTTTGATACACGATTTTTAACCCTTAAAACCCACCTAAGCTATTAATTCTCATGGGAAAAGTTAACGTTTTGTTCGTCTGCATGGGGAGCAAACACACAGCGGTTTTACTCGGGTAATTTGGGGTATTTCCGAAATTCTCCCGGAATATTTCCATTATCCTACCGTAATCCACTCCGCTTGTCGCGGGTCCGCGTAAACTTCGGTCATCTTCTTATGCTTGTGTCCGAGTAGGGATTGAGTGTTGATTCCCTGTTCGCTGTACAGGCGCTCCGAAAGTGATCGGATCTCGTAATAGGGCGGCGGCTCTTTCCCCAGCCACTCCAAATCCGTTGCATCCCTGGCGTCTGCAAAGCCGTGAGCAATGCGAAAATTACTGATCGGGCTACCCAGTGGGGCGTTACCGAATGGGATTGTGTGGTGCAATATGTACCGGCTCGCGACCCGTGAACGGCACTTCTCAATCACCTCACCAACGCTCATTCCAATTGCATTAAGTCGCAAGCTCAATGGAATTTTTACCAAGGCTCCGGTTTTCTGCTGAACCACCCAAAAAAAACCCTCGTGTACATGAGGGTAGGGCGGCGGGTTGTTTTTGGAGTCCGCCTGATAAGCCTGCCAAGCGTCCAGCCAGTCCTTACCCCTTCGAAACTGAGCGGTGACAAGATCACTCGGCCTTTGTCCTGTTACCAGACCCAGCAACATACTGTTCGGCATCCACTCCCCACGCTTCTCTGCAAACCGCTTTGCGGATTCCAATATTGCGTTAAACGCTTCAAGCGTTAACCGTGCGCGCTTCACCTTGGCCTTCGGGCGCCTGGCGATGCGGGCGGGGTTGGGATGATTTGCTGGCAATAACCCTTCCGCGTGTGCTTCGTCCCATAAGTCTATTAATGTGCTTCGGACGGCCTGCGCCATTCGGTGCTTACTCTGTGAGGTGAGGGATCTCAAAAGAGAGACTATATCCGGCACTCCGATCTCCCGAATGGGCTTGTCCTCGAAATACCGGATGGCCGCATTAACCAGGCTCTTCCGCATCCTCAGCGTATTGCTGGCAAACTCCCGTGCTTCTAATTGTGTAAGGTATCGGACAGCAAACGCATTAAACGGTGTTTCTTTGCTGCGTTTCGGGGAGGCGATGAGGTCAGAAACAATTTTCTCGGCCAGTTCTTGAGTGACTAGCGCATTTAATTCCTTTGCTCTCTGAATGGCGGTTGATCTATCACCGGGACATTTCAACGGCTTTTCTATCCCGTCCCTTGGATCACGCCAGTACCAATAGGTTACATCCCCGCGAATGCGGGGGGTGAGATTATCCGGCAGATCACGCCTGCCTGCGCTTCTGGGTCTTCCCACTGATAATGTCATTGACTACTGGATCTCCAGACTTTAACACGTGAATTGGGCCTATGCTCGGCTTTCTGGCCTTCCTTATATATACCGCGTCCGCTTCCACCCGGTATTCCCGCCCGAATAACTGCGGCTTCGGGTAGATATTCCCATCCCTGGCCCACTTTTGTAGGGTGCGAATAGGTGGGGGAGGGTCCAGTCCAAGACTGTCTTTTGCCCAATCAATTAGCGTAATCAGTGCCATTAATCCCACCTCTCCCCCGTAATTTCCTGAACGATCCGGGAAATCAGAATTGCTTTATCCGGGTGGCCTTCACCGTCCTCTGTTCTGGGTTTTCCGGGTTCATTATTGAGTTTCACTGCGACATACCACGGCTTGCCGCCGCGTTTGGTTTCTTTGATGGACCAGTTGTGTTTGAGCAGTTTAGCCAACGTAGACTTGAGGTCGTGTTCGTCAGAGATATCAAAGTATTGAGATGGCGCTTCCGCGTCATCCGGTATGGATACTACTTGACCGTCATTGGTAGCTAACCAGTCATCGTCTGGGAAGACCCACCTTGCTAAACCGAGATTAACCTTCACCATAACCGACTTAGAAACCTTCCTCTCCGGCTCCGGCGCACACAGCGCGTTACCGTCCTGCTTCTTTTGGAATGAGCAGACACGGTTTGGCTCGTATGGCTTTAGGCAGTGGCGGCAGAGGGTCATTTCTGCTCCGATTTCTTAAGAATGGCTTTGGCCTGATCAAGCGCCGATTGCAATTCGGCAAGATTTTCCGGCGTGTCAGGGGATTTATTGCAAACTTTTAACAATCCTCTAATCGTCTTTTTTAATTCATCGTGACAGTTGAGTGAGACCGCTATTTTTCTGGCTAGCCCAACAGTAACGCCGCTTGGCGCATGCAAAACTGTATTGCCTTTGGGGTCAACCAAGACAGTGTCTAGGGCTATCCAGTACCATTGGCCTGTTCTACGCTTATTATTCATCTCACCCTCCCACCCGGCCGCTTTCGATTTCTGCCAGTAATTCATCAATAAAACCAGCCCGGAAAAACTTATTCCACTCTGGGCTGAGTTCATCCATCTTTGCATTAATCCTATCAATCACCGCCTGCCTATCCAGCGAGGGCGGGGCGTCAAACTCGCCATCAGCAATGAAGAATTTTAGCCTGGAAATTACTTTACGAATCCCGTAGGCGTTTTTTGGATAAAGCTGGATCAGCTTCACTTCTTCGGTCTCCAAGTGATTAAGCAACATGTCAGCATCCAGCAATCGGCGGTTGGTCATTTTGTGCTCTCCAGAAGTGCGCGAAGGGCGGCGGTGAGCAAATCTCGTTCTGACGCTACCATTTCATGGCTAATTTCGTCATGTGAAAACCAAACGGAATATTCTGCTCCATCCCCATCATCGATTCTTGAAAGACGGGTAAAGTCACTTGTCCTGTTGATCAGGTAATTGATCACATCCAGCGCCTGCGCCTTTTCCCGCTCGGTGCCGTCGAGTTTGGGTGACCATTCCTCGCCTTTGTTCGGAAGGCCCTCGGTATAACTTTCAACTTCAAGTATGACCTGAGCTTTCTTTTCGATAGACCAGCCAACCACATGGTCATTACCGGTAACACGCTTTGCGATCTCTATCAATTCTTCCGCTTTAAACATCACACTTCACCGCCTGGGTTGGTTAAATACAGAGGGATGGAGGACTGGGCACTGACGCATTTTAATAGGCGCATAGCGGGAGATTCGTCCTCAATGATTTCGCTACCGGCCCGCTTAGCGGAGTAAATGCCGCGATCTTTCGAAAGCTTGATATACATAAATGTCCAGCCTTCACGTTCCAGAGCCAGCATAAGCGCGTGGGCGTTTGCACTGCTGGTACGGGGGTCAAAGTTCATAGTCCTGCTCGATAATGGCGACCACTTAGCAAACACGTGCGGCTCATTACCTTCCCAGCACTTTTGCCAGTCAACATCTGGTTGTGCCATCTTCGCCGCCGCCAACACCAACTCCGGATTAACTCGTTTCTCGGTCATACCTTCCGCCCTTTTCTCGATGCTTAGATTACTCACACCCCACCTCTCTGCGTGCTACTGTCCATTGTGCCATCACGTCCCGGTTCCTCATTGGTGGGTGGGGAGGGGTTTCCGGGCAGCGTATCTATAATTTCAGTTACCGCTTGCGCGCCCAGTTCCCTGTAAAGGAAGCTAGTAAGCTTGATTACCGCGTCTTTCACCATCTCAAGCTCGACCTCTAATCGCTTAATTGTTTTTGCCATTACTTATTTACCTGTAAATAACTATTCAACACGCATCTCAAGAGCCGCTTGCCCTTTTCGTCCATCTTCAGATACTTCTTGTAGAAGGCGCGATCTTTATCCGATTTCCGCTCTTTCTGTTGAGTATCGTCCATGAGGAAATCCGGCGATGTTTCGAGTGCCTCGGCCAGCTTGAATATCTTCTCCGCTGACGGCCGAGTCATCGGTTTATTTTCCAGTTCCCAGACATATGACTTGCTGGAACCGGTTTGCTCTGCCAGTTCGTCGAGAGTTAACCCTTGACGTATTCGAAGGGCATGAACTTTATTTCCAAAAAGCTTACTCATTGGGAGCCTCTGACTTCTCCGGTACAGGCGGAATAGGCATCCAGAGCGACGGGTTACACTTCGGACTTCTTGATGCCAAGTTGCACCAATACCAGTCCCCGCTATGGTCAACCCATGCAAGCCTATCGTTGCTTGATGCATCGCCCTGATATACAAGAACCGCCTCAAAGGTTTTCGGCAACCTCTCACTAACCGCTATCCACCCCCTCCCTTCGCCGGACGGGGGAGCGGAGAGATAACCGGAGATTATGTCTTGCCTTATCCATTCGATAACCGATACTTTCTGCTCTTTTACATATCGATCCATGATGGAGCCTCGAATCTCCTTTTCTATTTCGTGAAGGTGATCCAACAATTTCTGCTCAGGTATCATCATAGTCCTCACCCATTCCTGGCTTGCATACCAAGTCCCGTGTATAGCTTGATGCGAAATTTGTGGCAGCTATTAGATGCTGCTCGATGACGTGATAGCTCATTCCTCGCGCCTTTTCTGTTTCGTTGGAAGTCGATCGGGTCCCATCGCCCGGCATCTTTCCTAAAGACTTCAATCACCCAGATACAATTTGTTTTCATTGGCCGTCTCCGGGTGTGGGGTGTTCGCGCAATGGGCTGGATTTAAGCCCAGCTTCTTCGCAGAAGCGGGCAATGTGCCCCCATTTATCAATTTCCGGAAGCAGGCTTTTATCTGCTGAATTGCCAAGTCTTACGATATTTCTGCGCGCCATCATGTAGCAATTCTCCAAAGCCAGCCTGTACCGATCCCGCTCCCCCTCCACGCGCTCAAGGGAGGAGGAGAGGGTGGAGAGTTGCTTGCGAATGTATAGATATGACTCCTTGCTTATGGTCACAGACTCAGCATCCGGGCCAACCGACAAGCCAAGGTACTCATCTATATTGAATTGCTCACTCATACAAACCCTCTCCTCGGGTGGGGTTTAAAAATCCGGCATGTCGCTGTCTTTGAAACTGTTGTCTTGCTGCTGCCCGTCCTTTGCCTTCGGCGGAAACAGGGCAAGCCATACGCTCCCGTCTTCGTCCTTTTCGCAGCCGGCAGGATTGAACCATGCGGCCAGCTTCAACCGGTTGCCGTGCTTCGTCTCGATGACCGATCCAACCGTTTTGTTGAGATACTTTGTTTGGCCGTCTTTCTGGTATTTTCCAATCGTTGCTACTACGTCGTATAACTTGCTCACTTGCTTGCCTCCGCTTCCAGTTCTTTTTCAAGTTCTTCAACATCGTTGTTTACTACTACTGCGTTACCCATAGGGATTGGTGCGGCGCGTTCTACTTCGTCCTGGTCATATATTCCTGAGAAGCCGAAGGCATACCGCGCCGCCTGAATCGTCGCTTTGTGGCGAAGCATACGGGCTGGCCAGGTCTTCCAAGTGTCGGTATTGCGCAAACACTCGGCCATATACTCCGTGACCTCCGTGGGGTGCGTCCGGTCCTTGCGGTACATCTTGCAGGTAACAGCGATCAATTTGCCGTTATCCAGCTTGTCCTCGAACTCCATACCATCGAACTGCGGGTGACTGTTAATGATCCGAAGCCAGCCGTCGATTGACACAATGGGTTGTATTCCGCCGCTCTTGCCGGGAAAGGCGAAAATTTCACGGGTGAACGGGTTCAGGTTGTACTCGTTCGTGACCACAAGGAATTGCAAAAACTGCTCGTTGCTCACTTCCTGTTTGTTGAAACAGGTTGCCTTGACCGAATCAATGAACTGTTTCTGATCGACGTTGAACCGCTCGGCCAGCATTTCGGAAAGCTTCTTTCGCTGCGGCTGCTGAATTGCTAATACTTCGCTCATGACTTCTCCTAAGCCGCCCAACGCGGCAGTTGAATGGTTGTAATGCTCTCGCTGTAACAGGGCCAATTACCCGAAGCTTTGCACTCGGCGTAAGCTTCCAGGTTTCTTGCTCGTGCCTCGGTTCCGGACCTCACCATTTCCGAGTCTGCGAAGTAGACCGCCACCCCAAACGGAGGATCTTTCTCCACGGCGATAAAGATGAACCTGTTTAAGTTGAACCCGGCCTCGTAATGAGCCGCTTGCACGTGATAGCGGAAGTTGGCTATCGATTTGGAAAACTCCGCCGGTCTAGCGTCCCGAGTGGTCTTTATGTCAACAATCGCGTTTTGTCTCAGCCAGTCCGCACGGGCCTTGCATAGTTCTCCGGTGTTGGCGTCCTTCCAGACAATCGTTTTCTCGGGTTCGCCGTTACGAAGTAGGGCAGCGGCTTTGGAGTGCTTCATCACCGCATCACGGATATTGAAAACCAGCTTGTAGTGGTCCTGAGTGACCAGCGTTCGGCCCTTGTTAGCCGCCTCGAATTCCGCCCACTGCTGTTTCCCGGCCGTGGTCCGCTTATCGACCTTCGGGGCGCAAACGAACTGCTTCAGGAACCGGTCTTCCTCCAGGATCAGGCAATGCGCCAGGCGCCCTATGTCGAGTTCCTCAGAATCTCGATATGTCAGGCCATCAAGATAAGCCTTCAGGTGCGCGGGGCTGCGCTCGATGTAATCCAGCCAGCTCTTACTTACCGCAGTTCGGTCTGCGTGGTAAGTGTCTTCTGGCACGTTTTGTAGTCCGATGTTTAGCATACGGTCTTTTTCTCTCCTGCTACAGCGCGTACAAGTTCTTGATAATTTGTAGGCACATGAGCGCAATCAAGCTTGAATACAACAACACAATCATTTCTTAAGCCCCATCGCAGCGCGAAAAAACATCCGGGGATAATTTCGCCATCCGTATAGCTTGCTAGCTTTTCATTCTTTGCGAACGCTTCGGCTGCCCGCTTTGCAAATTCAATCTGTTCAAGCTCTTTGCTTACATAAACCATTCTCATTGCTTAGCCTCAGTAAGTAATTCGGTTTTTCTCGATATCCTTCTGCTTCTGGAATTCGGTCATTGCTTGCCGCGCAGTTAACACCGCATCGCTATCCGCTCGAATTACAGCTCGCTCGACTGGAATCTCATTTCCGCTCTTGAAGTAGAGAAGGAACTTTTCCAGAGCTGCGGCCATTTGTTTTTCAAGTAAAGTCATTTCTTTACACGCTTATATTTGGTTCGCGCAAAGACGTAGTTACCGTCATTGTCCGAATTGCAAAACAACCACCCGTCTTTTCCAATTTCATTGAATCGGAATTCTTCGCCCTCAGTAGTTAATAAGCGACCACCTACAGTCCTTGGTACAATTTTGTACTCGTATCGTTTAACGCGCATTACTCAACTCCTTCCTTCCCACCGCCTCAGACTCGGCGGTTTCGTTTCTCTTAAGCTCTGCTTTCAGATTTGAATCACGCAGAGCCTTGAATGCGTTGTTGATCAGCCGATCCGTTAACAAGATATTGTCCGGCTTGTAGGGCTTTGCCTTTCTCATGACAGCTCCTTGAGTAACTGCGACTCGCTTTCAGCCGTTTCTAATTCCCCTGTTTCCTCCAGGTAATTCCACACGGCCGTATCCATGCGCCGCTTTATTTCGATTGGGTCATCCGCTAAATACGCGTCATGCCAACCCCTGTAATTTCCAAGAGCCTCAGCCAGCCATAACCGGTCTCTCCGCTTTCTCTGGAACAGCTCCTCACGTACGCGCTTGAGGTCGTGGGCGGTCAGGCGAACTATGGCGTTCATTTCTTCCTCGCTTCGAGCATTGCGTCGGCCATTTCGTACGACCATCCAGCAATTACTGTCACAGAAGGAATAGTCTCGTTATCCGAACTCGCAAAACCCTGCATCGCCTTCGCTGCGAAGTAATCGCGCAGGGACATGCCGCTCTCAAAGGTTTGGTTCCAGCCATGCTCCTGAACATGGCCCTGTTCACATGGGAACGCCGCACCGCCGTCATCTCGTTTCTGTTCGCTCATTTCATACTCCCCCGCTAAGTGGGCTCATGTGGATGGATGGCCGTCGCGTTAACACGGCTATGCACGTCTGCATACTCACTTCGCGCCCGAGGCCCAAGGGGTAACTCGCAAGACGGTCGGGTACGGCTGCACATTTCTGCCAGCTTTCTCTCTCCGTAACAGCGCCGCATCCATCCCATCAGCTCACTCCCTCCATTGCCTTTCTGTGCTCTTCCAGCAACTTCTCCAAGTAGTGCCGGTTTTTTAGGTGCTCCAACCTCCTCAAATGCTCCTCCCTTCCGGTGTCCGCTTTTTGTAGATCGGAGAGGAGGGGGGATTTGCGGAAATTCATGGATTGTTGGTTCATGCTCCACACTCCCATTTGCCAGACTCAAACCATTTTTCAAATAAGAAGGCGCATGCCGCTACTTTGTGTTCATGGCTCGGCTCAAAAGACTGCATAACAGCCTTGATATGTCGCAGAGCTTTGTTTTTGTCGATTCCTTGTTTAGGGTATAACTCCAGGCTTTTAAGCCCTTTGTAGAACCAATCCATAAACAAATCACGGCCCCAACTCTTCTTGCCTCGGGAGTAGCAATCGAATTCCTCAAGGCCCTTATAAGGGGGCATCAAGCCATTAATACCGCCGAAAGCAATTTCAGCATCCGATACATCTTTCGGCTGGTCGAATCCTGTAATTTTAACTGTCGGCTTCGCGTTCTCCATTTTTCTCTCCTGTTGTTCGCTCATTCGGTCGCTACCTTTGCTATGAGGGTGCGGGCTTGGTCAAGCGCGTCGATGTATATCACCAGTTTGAGCTGCAATTCCTTAACGTCATCAAGGCCAGAGAATTCGAGCAAACGTCGCATATCGACTTCATTGGGCGAAGCGACCACAAGACACTTCAGCGCCTCAAAAAGCTCTGGTGCTAACGCCATTAGCGTGCCGTGCTCGGGGCTTACATCGTTTGCGATGACGATATCGTTTTCGGTAAGCTGCCTAGTCACAGCATCAAAATCCCATTTCTTCTCAGTACTCATATATCCCTCGGGGTGGTGGGGCTAGCTAAACAAGCTGTTGTATCTTTCTTCCAGCATCTTCCAAACCGCGTCAGAGCCGCCAGCCAAAAACTCGGGCATGAACTCATCTGCTTGCAGGCTGGAACCGTCGTAGTAGCAGTGGCCGCAACCCGTATACTCACACTCCATTTTCGGTTGCTCTTCATACCGGGGAGTTTTGCTGTGGTAGCCAATATCAGCTCCCGTTGCTTTAAATGGGTTGTAGTTTTTGGTTCGATGGTTCTGCCACAACTCTTCTGCAACGTGCTCAAGATGAATCGGCGTATAAACCACGAATTGCATGGCTCCTCGTTCACCCTTCAGAATGAAGCGCAATTCCATCCCATGAATCCCGTAATTCTTTTTCGGGTCCGGGTCACGGCGATCAAAAGCGCCGGTTACTTTTACAATGTGTTCGAAGCTCATCCCTCGTTCATCCTCTCGTTATTGGGTCAACAATGCTTTTGCTTCATCGATTAGCTGATTCAGCATTCCAGCACCGATACCCGGCTCGTAATCTTTTGTTGCTGGAGATAGAGCGGCAATCTTGTGAAGCAGGGCAGTGATGCGCTCTTGTCGATCCATCTCTGCGCAAACTTCAGTTAGTAATGCTTGTGCTCGATTACCCATCTCTCAACTCCTGCTGTTAGCTGTGGGGGTTCAGGGACTTAATGACGCCTTCGATAGCGATCACGAGTTTTGCTCTCGTGGACGGGTCTGAGCGAAGCTCGTTAACTCGTTTTTCGATTTCGCCGCCCATCTTGTCGATCATGGTTTTTGCAAGCTTCTTGTTCAGCGCGTCTTTCAGGTCGGCCCGAAAGTCATCACTCTTCAGGAGTCCGGCAAACTCTCCATTTACCAAAGCGAAAAGCTCGGCATGGTTGTGCGCGAAAACATCCTTGACCAGTTTGTCGAGCGGACTGCCGTAACCGGTCAACTGGCTGACGATGGCCTGAGCTATAGCGCCTTTTGCCGCACTCAAAATATTCTGTTCAAGTTCGCTTCCCATACTCCGCTCCTGTTTGGTGGGGGTATTCAATCTTGATAAGTAAAATATTACTACATGTAACAACTATGTCAAGTAAAAGATTACTAGAGTTGTTCGGTATAGTGTTGTGGGGCTTACAACATGGAAGAGGCTAAATAGTATTGTCGCCTACCAATAAATTTGGTAGCCTTATCAAAATATTTGATAGGTGACAAATGAACGCACATAAAATTATTGAAAAATTTGGTGGTCAATCAGCCCTTGCAAAGGCCCTTGGGATTGGCCAAAGCACTGTAAGTTATTGGTTTAAAACAGGAATTATTCCTGCTAAATGGCAGACCAGACTGCTTAAGGCTGCGCTAGAAAATGGGGTTGAGCTTACAGGGGACGATTTCTTAGTACCAAATCAGCCGCGCGGGGTTATTCCTAATGAAATCAAGGTTTTAGTGCCTCAAACCACTGAAAATCCGCGCACCCCTGATACGCAGCTTAGCTTCGATCTTCAAATAGATCGCCAAAAGGAAATAGACGGCATAGGGATGGGGGTGCTTTCAGATGGCACCGCATTCTTAAACGGCCGTGGTCTTGCCAAACTCTGTGGCATAGACAGCTCACGCATTAGCGAAATGAGTACGGACTGGGACACAGCCTCGCTGCCTTTGACGGTCAAGGTAAAAGAGATTTTGGCTTCCCGAGGCATTGTTGTAGAACACCCTTTCATTCCCATTGATCAGCGCACGTCGGTATTCCACGCTTATCCCGACGTGGTTAGCGTTGCAGTTCTTGAATACTACGCATTCGATGCTCCAAATGTCCGAGAAGAAGCGAAGAAGAATTTCCGCCTCTTGGCTGGTAGGGCGTTGCATGACTTCATTTATGCGCAAGTCGGATATGACCCTGCCAACAAGGTCCCCCAGGTCTGGAGGCAATTCCATGACCGCGTCTCTTTAACTTACAACTCCGTACCGGTCGGTTACTTCAGCGTTTTCAAGGAAATCGCCGACATGATAGTCACGCTCGGTCAAGCAGGGCTGCATATTGATGAGTCGTTTGTTCCTGACTTGAGCGTAGGCTTGTGCTGGGGTCAACACTGGACCAAGAGCGGCTTTGATCAGAAGTTCGGAGCCAGGACGAAATGGGAGCACAATTATCCTGAGTACTTTCCGCAAGCGGAATCGAACCCGCAACCAGCATGGTGCTACCCGGAAGCCGCGCTTCCTGAATTCCGCCGGTGGATGAGAGAGAACTACATAGGAGATGGTAAATTCACTAAATACATAAACAACAAGGTTGAACAGAAACAGTTACCGCCTTCATTCGCTCAGATTGCTCTGAGCGCTTACAAATTGGAAGACAAGAGTGCGGAATAAAGAAGAACTTCCATTTGTGACCAAAGATCAAACATTTTATCGCGTGTGTCCGTTGTACTCTCACTTACTCGTTTCCCCTTATAGCGTCCACACTAACGGCATTGTAAATTTTACAAAGTGAGGCGGGAGATAGTTGCCCATGGAGGCTCTCTCATGGATGAAAAGGTTGTTACCCTGAACGATTTCAGGGAAAGAAAAGGTACTGATGTTGGTACTTTAATAAAAATCCACAAAGAAATATCAGTTCTACGCGACCAAGCAATTCGCGAAAAATTTGAAAATCTTTGGCATCAGATAGCGATTGATATTATTTCTTCAACCGGGCTGCCGCTTTAACCATAGGGGAGGTGAGAATGGCCCGAAGAAAAAAATCAACCCATTGCAGAACTTCCTGAGCCGCTGGGAGCTTATCAATTAATTCGTAAAGTTCTTGGCGGTCCGGTTTTGAGGCGGCGGCATTTTGTTTTTTTACCTCAAGCCGCTCAGAAATTAATTCACCAGGAGTTAAATCAAAAACGGTAGCTAGAGTCTCAATGTGCTTTATGCTCACCGAATGCTCTTGTTTTAAGATATTGCTAATAGTTTTCTGAGAAATTTTCAAACCATAACGGCTTTTAGCGCGGGCCGAAAGAGTCGCTTGGTTATAGGTGTTAGCTTCCATTAAATCCTTGAGGTTAGCAGCAAGGATCTCTTTTACTTCAGGCTGTTTATTATTCACGGTTATCCCCTGGTCAGCGCCCTAGTAGGATACTACTGAGGGCAAGTAAATAATTACTTGCGCATCTAGTAAATATTTACTAGACTTCACGCATGACCACTCAAACCATGCTTACGCGCACCATAACCCTCTTGCAGTCGCACAAGGGTCATTGGCGCTCCATCTGTAAAGAAACACGCCTCGACTACGAATGGCTCAACAAGGTAGCCAGAGGCGAAATCAAAGATCCTGGAGTCAATAAAATCCAAAGACTCCACGACTATCTAGTGGCCCAAGAAACCAAGAGGCCCAACTAATGAGCGCTGCAACGCCAATTGCAGTCGCCCCCTTTACTGTTTTCCGCACCACGGAGCGGGAGACACCGAGCGGCATGTTCCCCCTTGCCGCTCACCTTATTCATTAAACAAAACCACAAAGGACATTATTTAAATGCGTGACAAGGTGCATACAGAGGAAATCAAAATTCGCCTCACTGAAGGTGACAAAGCATTCCTCGAAAATCTTTCGCGAGAGCGCGGGATTCCTCCGGCGGTACTTGCGAGAACATTCATCAAACAATCCTTAACTGTGGCTCAGTTCAGGGTTGCCAGTGTAGCTACTAATCCAAGCAATGGAAGGCCGTTAGAGGCGCTCAGGGGGACTCATGAAGGAAATCAAAGTGCAGCTTGATACAAAAACAATGACGGTTTTGAAAAAAATGGCGAAAGAGCAGGACAAGACCGTTGATGAAGTGGCGACTGAATTATTTAACAAGGGCATCGCAAATTTTTTTGCCATACCGGGGCCTCTAAGGCACAACTGAGGGGAGGATGAAATGAAAAATCAAAAAGGCATGACACCGGCTCAAGTGGTTAAGTCGATAAGCCGTGGAGCACACAAAGCGACGGCCACTGGCTGCCATGAAGCATGGTGGTATGAGAACAAGGGGAGCATAGAAATCTATATGCATGATGGGAACAAGCATCCCGGAAAGATCATGCATTGCCGAATCCAGAAAGCCGCAATCAAGCGCTGGCTAAAACGAGTTGAAGGTTAATCCCCCAACCCCTGAGGCGAAGGAAATGAGACACCCCACTAAAAAGCAAATGCAGGTCGAGACTGAAGACTCGAAGCGAGTTACTTACAAGAGCCAAGAATGGGAGCGGCTTGTATACGCCGGATGGTCCACCGTTGACGTTGAAGGGCAGGGAAGCGATAACCCAATTGCAATTATGCAGCCACCGCTTTCGTTGGAAGATCAACTGCTAATTGAGCGCAGCCTCGTGAAGTTTCTTCAAGCCGATATAGCTAGGTTGCAGAAAGCTTTGGAGTTTTACGCCAATCATATCCACTGGATGGGGCTGGCGGGTGACTCCGAGCTTCAGACGGTGTTAGTTGCCGGGAAGCTTTGGGATATGAACGGCTGGGCCGTCGCTGAAGATGCATTGAACAATAAGCGGTAAAAGACCGGGGGCAATATGATTAATTTCGAAACAGCCGACAAAGCCCGCGAATACATCAGTTATTTCGTGGAAATGTGGGAGCAGATAAGTGGCTTGCGAACGACCAATGTGACGCTTGAGGGCGGTCGTGAAATCCATTTCGACTGCATGACTGACGAAGATGCAATGACCGTGGCGCACGGCCTCTGGCACATGGAGCAAACAGCAACCAAAGACAGGAGCAAACAATGACCCGTCTCCTCAACTCCCTCGCCATCGCCTTTTGCATCGTCGGAATCCTAGTCTGCCTGGGGATGATGGTTGCTTGTGATTTAGAGCAACCGAATCAGCCGTGGACCAAAGAGGAGCAATGCCAGTTCTACAACAAATGGGCCGAGGGGAATGAGCGGGGAGGTTGCTGATATGACTTACCCCGAAATTGTTGAGTTTCACAAAATGAATCGCGACCTATACAAAAAAAGGTTCGGCGATATGACGCCCGAAGAAGTCTACTCATATCTCAACCCACCCTGTAATTGCAGAGCGTGTGTTGAAGGTCGCAAGAGGATGGCGAAATGACCCTCCGCCCGCTCCAATTCATCACCCTATGCGCCTGTGGCTTGATTGTTGGAATCGCCATCGCTTTCTCCCTGATGTACGCAGGGTATGAGATTGGTGAGGGAATGAAGAAAAGGGCAGAGGCGGATGTGGTTATCGCTTTCTACGGAAAGAGAGAGGCTGAGCTTAAGGCGATGGATTCTTATCTCAAGCTCGAAGCCATGCGGACAAATCTGGAAACGGCAAACCGCAAGGTAGCGATGGCTGAATATCGGCTGGCTGCGGTGTGTAAGAAGACGAAAACCAGATGTTAACGAGTTAAGGGACGATTGATCCGCGCCCGCGTGAAAACACCTGGCGAAGCAATTCGCAAAAGGGACACTGAATACAAAAGCGGATCACAAATTACCCCTCGCGGGGATTGAGAGGTGAGTATGAGATACAAAGGCGAAGAACTTAACCCGAAGGATGACCAAGACATTGCATGGGTGTACCGATCCATTAAGGAAACCCTGAAGGGTTGAAGCCTACCGATCAGCGCACAGTGGCCGAGAACCTTTCCACGTTTGTAGGGCAGAAGTAACCATGTCCGACAAGAAGACTGTAACCAGCACCGCAGACGCGCCGAGAAGCCATAGACAGCAGATGCTTGATATTTTGCATAAGGCTGATGTTTGGCACGAGCTGCAAAAGCGCAAAGGGTTTAGCGCCAAAACCAGAGTAATGCACAGCGACTTTCAGCGGGCTATCTGGTGGGCAATTGAGAACCTGGAATCGACCAGCAATGGTTAAGCGTTATTACGTTGATAAGAACGATGCTCACGAGCATCCCGAAGGATATTTGGTAAGTCACGAGGACTATGCGGCGCTACAAACCGTAGCCAAACATTACAAAGGCGAAGTAGACAAGCTTGAGGCGGAGTTGAGGGTGATCAAGAAATACGTTCGGATAGTTGATTTGCAGGCAGCGGCTTTTGAGCTTGAGCAAGCCCAGGAGTCCGCCTTGAAACACCAAGGCTCAAAACTGTGGTCGGTTGATTGTAATTACTTCAAATTTGAGTGGTTAGCACGGTACGGTAAAGCTAGATGTTTGTTTACTTCATCAGATGCAAAGTAGAAATGTTTTGTAACCCTATAAAAATCGGGGTGAGCGCGAGCCCTGAAAAACGCCTTAAAGCCTTGCAAACCAGTAACCCCTTTAAATTAGCTTTGCTTGATTGCATTCGCTTTCCAAATGAGAAACAAGCCCGCGCAGTTGAGCAAAAACTGCATGAAATCTTCCAGATGCGAGGCATGAATGGCGAGTGGTTTTCTGGCGATGTTTATCAGGATGCTCTACGCCTCTGCAAAATATGCGCCGCAAAAGGTGCTGAACACCTGGATCGAGCTTACGTGGACAGCATGCACGTAGTTCATTTTGATGAATTTTTAACTGGAGCTAACCTAAGTGGCCAGAGCCAGAAACATTAAACCCGGCTTCTTCAAAAACGAACACCTTGCAGAGTGTGAGCATGGTGCTCGTCTGTTATTTGCTGGGTTATGGTGTCTGGCTGACAGAGAGGGCAGGCTGGAAGATCGGCCGATGAGAATTAAGGCTGACCTATTCCCCTATGAAACTGTAACGATAGAGAAATGGCTGAATGAGCTTCAGAGAAAAGGCTTTCTTGTCCGGTATGAAGTGAAGGGTGCTAAATACATTCAAATTCTTAACTTTAAGAAGCACCAAAACCCGCACATACATGAACAGAAGAGCACCATACCCGCACCGGAAATGCATGGTGCATCCCCAGCCTCTTCTCTGATTCCTGATTCTCTGAATCCTGATCCCCTTGAAGAATGCACGGAGCCTCCGGCTCCCGCGCCGTTCGTCACGTTGACCCTGAACGACAAATCCGAATACCCAATTTTCGAAGACCAGATCGCAGAGTGGCAAGGTTTATACCCTGCTGTCGATGTTCGACAAGAGCTGCGAAACATGCGGGGCTGGTGTATTGCCAATCCGCAGAAGCGTAAGACGAAATCAGGAATTCTCCGGTTCGTCACGTCCTGGCTGGCGAAAGAGCAAAACAAAGGAGGCCAAAGTGGAAAAACTAAGCAATCTGGTGAACATCTCACCCCAGCCGAAAGAGCAAAGCAGAACTTCGCCCAACTTAGGGCAAGCGGAAAAGATCTGGGTGACGGGAGCGGTGGTATTCGGTGACAAGTGGGCAATCAAGCACGGTGATATGCCCTCAGGCGAATGGTTTAACGTCCTGATGGCTTTCGATGATTTGCAGATTGAAACGGGTTTGCGGCGCATGACGAAAGACGCTGAGCACAAGATCAAGGCCGGTGATGACGCATGGCCCCCGACCGCGTTCGAGTTTGCGTGTTACTGCAAAACTCAGAATTCCCTGTACTTCCCCGACGCAATGAAGGCTCTGCCACCGCCGAGGCCGAGCCGGGAAAAAGCGGAGGCTGAATTGAAGAAGATCCGTGAAGGATTTAAAACCCAACGTAGTTAATTTTAGGTAGGAGGAGTTATGAACAAACCGATAAGTTGCGCCGGTAGGCAACACGCAAAAGATGTTATCAGAGAACGGATACGGCGGCTTGAGGATCAGGCTGAGCAGTTAAAGCTGCTTGACGCTGCTTTGCCTTGGAAAGACTTGACCGAACAGGAAGAAGCGAAGCTCTGGAATTTTTTCATTAACCTGGGCCGGTGATGTATGACAACCCCTGAAGACCGCATAGCAATGCTGAGCAAGCGTGATGATTTACCGGAAGAGGTTAAGCGCCAGCTTGGGAAGGTGCCGCCCCGTGAATGGTTACGTGTACAGATTGTGGAGGTTCTTCGCTCTGGGCAGGAGATGCATATTGACGAGATATTGGCTCAGGTATGGAGGCTGTTCAAGAAGATCGCCAATAAGCGGAGCGTGAATAACCGGTTAATTGAATTGTGTCAGTCCGGTGAAGTTAAGAGGATAAGGCACGGATTTTACAAAATTACGGAGGAGCTTAAATGAAACTATCAACCGACTTCATCATATCCGCCGCGAAGGTGGTTGTATGAACACCGAACGATCCGAAGTCACATTTTTACCGAACTACCGCTATGACCGGATCATGGGCTACGCGATGGAGCACAACGCGATCATTCCGGCACAAGGGTCGCAGGGTTACACGCTGCTCACAGCATTGTTTAACGGCGAGAAGCTGACGGTTTCCGCCGCCCTTGAGAAATACGGCTGTTATGCCCTGAGCCAGAGAATGGGCGAGCTTTCGCGCAATGGCTGGCCGATCAAGAAGCAAGACAAGAAGTTACTCAATGGCAAGCGGGTGAAGGAGTATTCACTGTGACCAAACAAGACTCTGACTTGATGGGCTTTGAAGACGACAAGCTTGTTACTGAGCTTGAGGCCCGTGGTTGGTATGTATCTGAGTACGAACCAGAAGCCGATGACTTTCCGTGCGAAGACTGCGCCAGTCGGCCCGACTCGTTATCAGACGAATCACTTGAGCAAATCCACTACCTGCTTGTTAGCGGCAAAAACGACGAAGCAATAACCAAGATTAAAGATTTGATTTACGACCAAATCGGGAGGATTTCGTGAGCGCAGAAGACAGGATACACGCGAACATGGACCGCTACATTGACGGAATGAAAATGAATCGTGGCCATCTACCGAGCGCAATACATTTATTTGAGCGCGACTACCGCGAGCTTCTGAAAGCCGAGAATAACCGCCGGAAAGCGGCTAACCCGAAAGCGGAAACGCTCAAGAAACTGGAGCCGTACAAGGGCATACCTGTTGTCGCGGTGAAAACCAAGTGACCGACACCCGCCCCCGCGAATACTCCTCAGCGATTCTCCCCAAGGTCAAGGAATTGATCAAGGCGGAGCTGGAGAGCGTACCGAAGGAGCTGAGGGTAATAGTGACGGATGAAGTTATATCTTGGTTGGCGATGGACTTCAATTTGTGGAAGGCAAAGAAATGAAAGCAGGCGACTTAGTGAAACTGAAAAGCGGCGGGCCGGTGATGACGGTTGAGGCTGTATACCCAGCCCCAAATCTGGTCATTTGTGAATGGTTCGTGAATGGAGAACTTCGGACGGCGCGGTTCCCGAAAGAATGTTTGGTTGAGGCGAAAGCTGGGAGGAAGTGATGAGAGCGACAATAATTATTGAGGATGATCCGACGCCAGAGAACCCATATGGTGTGCATATTGAGATGGATTTTGAGCCGCCGTTGACGGACCAAACCGAAAGCAACGCCCAAAGATTGGCCGCTGAGCTTTTGGGGAAGATCGGAGAGATTTGCGGGCAATGACCGTCCACTTCGTCACCAATCACCGGCAGAAATCCGAACTCGTGGAGCGCATCCTTGAGACGGATAAACCGCTGAGGATCGAGATAGAAGAAGGCGAGCAAAGGACAATAACCCAGAATGCGCGGCACTGGGCGCTTATTCAGGGCGCATGCCAATACCTGAAGAACGCCGGGATATACGACAGCTCGCCTGAAGCCCTCCATGTGTACTGCAAACGGAAGATTCTCGGGACAAAGGCGGTGACTATTGGCGATGAAGTGTTCTACCTGGACGCCGCCAGCCGGAAGATGACTCGCAAGCAGTTCAAGGAATTTGACGAGAAGTTGGAGCCGTTCCTTTTGGAAGAATTGGGGGTTCCTTATCAATATTTATTGCCGCAGGCGGAAGGGGGTTGGTGATGACTTGGTTACACCTGATTTTAATTGTAATCGCCGCTTTTGTGGCGGCTTACGCAGTAATGGCAGTAATGGGGTACTGGCTAATTATGTCTATTGCTGCCGGGGCTTCAGATATCGCAAACAAGCAGGCGATAGGTAAATGATCCCCAAAACCCCCGCCCGTAAGCGCAAGCAGAAGAGCATAGCCGGTCTCGTAGAGGACGCGGCTGTACTTTTGCAGAAGATCCGACGCATGGAGTCGGCCGATGAGTTCGGCATGTGCGTTTGTTGCTCATGTGGCAAACGCCAGCACTGGAAGGAAATGCAGGGAGGCCACTACATCCCGAGAGGTAAGACGGCTACCAAGCTGGAAGAGCACAACATTAACCCGCAATGCGTTTCCTGTAACCACTTCCACAAGGAATCCGCCAAGTGCCAGTACGCGATATGGATGATAGAAACCTACGGTTATCAGTATGTGAAGTGGCTTGAGGCTGAATCCCGGAAGGAGAAGAAGTGGTCGCGGCCTGAGCTGATGGAGCTGATCGAATCCTACAAACAACGCCTTAAGGGGCTGGAGGGGTGATGGCATTATCAACCAGAGAGCAGGCTATTAAACGCAAAGTGGCAAAGCGAGCGCCGGAAGATGGCCGTCGAATCCCGTCGGTACGAAAAGATCGGAGGAAGGGGAGGTTTGTGCTTGTTTTGACAATGGCGCTATGTGGCCATGAGTTCGTGAGCAAGAAGCATTACAAGACGCTGGAGCAAGCCGAAAAGGTAAAGGCAAAAATGCTCAGGGAGAGATACCGATCTGACGAGATTCGGATTATAGACACCGAGGAGGCTAAGTGAGCAAGGTTGTACAGATTAAGCCATGCACCAACATCCCACTGGCATTGCGGAATATTGCAGACCAATACGAGGCCGGTGATTTTGAAGGTGATTGCACTCTGGTAATAGGTCTGGATGTTTTTCACCTTGGGACGTTTGATGACAGCTTGGCGGCCAGGGATGCTGTTTGGAACCTGACTTATGCAATACACAAATTAATGTACTTACCGAGCAAAGTAACGATTGAGGACCAAGAGTGACCGAATCCTACACCGCATATTTCTCTATCAGTTAGGCGATTACGATCACGGGAAGGTGAGGAGGGTGAATCTGACAAGGGTTGAAGGGGACAGGTTGGTTGGAGTGGTTGAAGGATTGGTAGTCAGGCTGCGGCCGAGGGAGATATTCAAAAAGGACGGCACCCGGTTTACGAAGCGGGAACTTAAGGCTCTTTTGAGTGAGGTGGTAGATGAATTGTCCTAAATGTGGATCCGCGATACTTCACGTTTACGAGACCCGCCATTATGAGGCTGAAACAATCCGCCGCCGAATCTGTGAGAATCGGCACAAGTTTAGAACAGTAGAGGTAATAGCCGATGTTGAATTTAAAGACGGAGAGCCGGAAATCACCTTCAAGGTATTGGACAGATACAGTCTCGGGTGAGGCCAAGCAGGATTTGAGACGGTGGGGTATTTATACCCGCAACCGAATATACCTGCATTCGGATCCTAGCTGCATATTGGGCAACATGGTGGAGTATGGCGCCTGGATCCGGAGCGGCTACACAAGCCCCAATGAGGCCATTATGGATCACAGGATTGAGCAAACTAGGAAGGTTCTGGTATTCATGCCTGAAGAGTTGTTCTCAACCGTATTCATGCAATACGTCATGGATTGCGAGCCGCGTTTCAGGTATCGCCGTTTAAAGTTAACCCGTGAAGCTTACTTTTACCGCTTAGCCAAGGCTATGCAATTCTATGACGCATACAAAGATGCAAATTTTTCTTGATTGCCTATTAGCGGGTTGCTTTGCACACGGGTTTATCTATACTTGCGCTAAGCTGTGCGCGTTGTCACTCAGCAATAAGCCTCACCAATCCGGTGGGGCTTTTTTATTTCCCGAGGATCCATGCCTAAATTCACTTTCGGCCAAAAGTCCCTGCGTGAACTGGAAGGCGTGAACCCTCGTTTGGCCGCTGTGGTTCATCGAGCGCTGGAGCTGACCGAACAAGACTTCGGGGTTCATGATGGTTTGCGGACCCGAGAAGAGCAGCAAGCCCTGCTATTGGCTGGCGCAACGGAAACCCTGAACTCCAAACATCTAACTGGTTATGCGGTTGACCTGGTTCCTTATGTAAACGGGAAATTGAGGTGGGAGTTTCAACCGGCCTATGTTGTGGCTTCCGCAGTGAGGCAAGCTGCCAAAGAACAAGGCGTAGCCCTCCGGTGGGGCTGTGCTTGGGATATCAACTTTACCGAATCCCTTGCGGATCCTGAAACCGTGAAAGAGGGTTATGTAGCCCGCCGACAGGCAGCCGGGAAGAAAGCCTTTCTGGATTCTCCCCATTACGAATTGATTTAAGGCCCATCGCTGTTAGCGGAGGTAGCCATGAAGTATGTAATTTTAGGTTTGGTTTTTCTTCTGCTGGCGAGTTGTGTTAGCTGTTCTATGGGCGGCTCCAAGGACGCTAACCTGGTAGACGATATCGCAGATGAATGCGACCACGGCCTGAAGAAAGCCATTGTAACCCAGGACGACGACGACAAGAGCGTTACTGTGGAGTGTGCGGGGTATGGCCTGTAGGAGGGTTTATGACGTACTGGTCGATTATGTTTCTAACCATTGCCCTTATCTCTGCTTTTTTCGGATTTACTGGCTTGGCTGGCACAGCAACCAACACCGCTTGGTGCCTGTTTGTGGTCGGAATTGTTCTGTCTGTTGTATTTTCAATTGCGGGGCGTAGGCCCTCCCAGTGAACCCCAAAACCCTCACCATCGGCGGGGCGCTGGTTCTGCTGGTTGTTACCCTGATTGGACGATTGGAGGGTCTGGTAACGGACCAAATGCTGTTGTGGGCCGCGATGATTATCGGAATGGCCACAGGCTCCTACGCCTTAGCCATAGGTGCGACTGAATACTACAAAAGACGCACTTTCAGCCAGAAGCAGATTGAGTGCATTAACGACCCTCACTCTACGGGCTGCGACAAGGAAAAGCGGAAGACGCATGATTGTGCCGTCAGATCCGGTTTCGGAGCAATGGCTGCGTGTGGTGTGATCTTTGTATTACTTGAGGGCGCCGGTTGGAGAGTCGCTTTAGTTATCTCCGTCCTCTGGTTAATCGGCTGCATGATTATTGGAGTCACAACCCCTCTGATTTACCGGTTGTTCCGCAAGAGATTCTTATCCGTAGCCGGGGAGAACGAAGCCTTGGACAGGCCCAATGAATTACTTAACCAACAGAAAGGTGATAAAAATGCTTAAAGGTTCCTCAACGGTAGGTTGCTCAACCGCTACTTCAGAAGAAGTTGAACTGAAATCCATACCGTCAAAAATCCAGACGCTTGAGAAGGCTATAGCCGGTCTTTACGATGAATTGGGTTATTTGGCAAACGACATAGCGCCAATCCTTTCTCCGCTTCCTCCGCAAGAAGTACGAGACGGCGCAAATAAAGTAAGCGGCGGTGGATGTCCGGTAGGACACAAGCTTCAAAGCCTTATTGAAGCCGTTCAGGTGATTACTGTTGCGGTCGGCAATCTTCGCTCACGCGTCGAGGTTTAACCCCATTCTGCTGCCTGATCATTCTGGAATGTCCTCACCCCTCTCTACGACCTCGCAGAGGTCAGGCAGCGGAACCTAATGGCAAACCCTGTGCTTTCCTTGATTGGCTCGGTATTCAAACCGGCCGCAGACCTGATCGGCAAGCTGCATACCAGTGATCAGGAAAAGCTGGAAGCGCGGAATTCGCTGTTTGAGATCCAGACGGCTCTGGCCCTAAAGATGCTGGACTATGAATCCAAACTCTTGGAAGCCCAAGCATCAGTGATTAACTCGGAAGCGACCGGGCAGAGCTGGATGCAGCGGAATTGGAGGCCGATCACCATGCTGACCTTTTTGGCGCTGGTGGTTATGGACTCGTTCGGGATCCTGGAGAATCGTTTAGCCGCGGAAGCGTGGACCTTGTTGCAACTCGGCCTTGGCGGTTACGTGATTGGCCGAAGCGCCGAGAAGATCATGCCGAAAGTGATCGAGGCCACGAAGAAGTGATGCGCCAAGCCCTTGAGGAGTGTAATAGGCGGAATGGGTATGAATAAAATCAAGAATTGGTTTATCAGGACACTTGGGTTGCCGGGTAGCTGGTCATGGGCCTGCCGCCAAATGGCTAAAGGCAAGATTGTAAGACCGGCTAACGCGACTGGGGCCGTTAAATTCAAATTGGACCACGAAAACCAGCGCAGAATAGTATGGTCTTTTACAGATTTCCCATTCGAGATTTCCGAATGGTCGAATGCGAATATTTTCCTAAGCGATTTTGAATCAACTGACTGGGCTGTTTGGCAGCCCGGCTGATTCGGTTAATCAGCCTTCACCAAAATCCCAATAGTCTCCCCTGCCTTTATCGGGCCTGAAGATGGGAGCACACAGAACGCTTCAATCTTGTATTTCTTTCGGTCAATTTGGATTTCATGACCGAAGCAGGCAAAAAGGGATTCATTATCTCGGGGGACCTTGATAGGGCTTTTAACGGCAAATTCGATGCCTTGGGGCCTTG